TTGACGGTCCAGCGGGTATTTCCACATCGGCCGCGCAATGGTGAAGATGGAGGACAGGTGCGAAATGTAATTGCCACGCGTCGATGGAGACGACTCTAGTGACTTCGCGAAGTCGCAAATGACCTCCGAGTCGATCGCAGAGCACTTCTTGGCGGCGATCGCGTGGGCCTTGATGGACCGCAGAACCTGGGCCTTGGTCTTGCCCATGGCCTTCTCGGACTCGGCAATGTAGCGGTCGATTGCGGCGGACAGGGGCGGGTCGTTCTGGTTGGCTCGGTCAAGGGCGCCGGGAACCGCAAGCTCCTTCTCGCGCTTCTCAATCCATGCCTTGGCAGCCGGCTTGCGGTCGAATGTCCTGCTCTGGTTCAGCACCACCACGCCCTCCCGCATGATGGATATTTTCGCCAGATATGCGATGGTGCCGTTCGCGCGCGGGCGTTCGATGATGGTTCCCATTTGGTACAAGCCCCTGTGATTTGGAACATTGTACCAAAACTGGCCCTAAATGACCCCAAATAGCAAGATATCACCCCGGAACGCGCATCAAGGAAAACCGGCGCAAACCGTTGATAAGTCAGAAAAACAAGTGATTTCAACAGACCGAACATTCGCTATAGCACCGATGATGGACTGGACTGACTCTATAACGCGCAGTCAATAAAACAAGGCATTTCTTCAATTGTTGGCAGTGTCGTGTTCTAAGAACATCAGTTCCTAGTGCCGATCTCGCCGTAGTAAACCGCCGTCTCTCGGACCCCGCCATCCGCCACCGCTAGCGTTGGATTTCCGCATCGCGGGCACGGCCAAGGATCACAGGCCAGATGTCCCGCAGGAATGATGACCTCGCCAACCGGAAACTTGCTGCTGCAAGTCAGGCACGCCCATTGCTGTTGCAGAATGTCGCTCATCGCGTCATCTGCTCCAATTCCTTCCGGGCCGCGGCGCGGCGCCCGTCGAGATAGTCCGCCAGATCCTGCAAGTGCACACCCTTGGCTGACTTCTGGCTGGTCTCAGCGCGAACCAGGGGCAGCTTGATCTCGCCGGCTCCGACCTTCCGGACGAACTGATCGGTTCGCAGGTGCGGGAAGTAATCCGCACAGACCTTTTCGGCCGGTATGATCGCTTGGCCGTCGTATTGCGCCATCAGAAGGAATGCTGTGTTCATCGGCTCATGTGCCTATGTTTCTCGAATGCTCGAACTTTGGAACTCGCACCTTCGCGAGCCCCATGAGGCCGGCGCCGCCTTCGTAGGATCGACGCGCGTCCTGTGTCCGGCACGCATCATCGAAAATCTTCAACTCATCCTCGTCTAGAAGACCGACGAAAAGGCCATTGATCCGTGAAAGCGTGTCCCATTTGCTCATGGCGTTATCCAATCGTTAAGGGATCTGCCGGCAGCGCTCCCGCAGCCGCGAGCGCGTCCCGAATTTTGTCAATGCCGATCTGTGGATGCATTCCGTTCGGCCAAAGCGCAGTTGAAAATGGAAATCTGCTAAGAACGTCTTCAGCTAGTTCCAGTGCCGCCTTTAAGCTTTTGTGAGAGTTGACAGCATCAACGATAAAGGCAGCGTCGGCCTCGTTCTCCGCTGGGGTCCGATCCATGACATGGGCGATAGAAAAATTATCTGCTCCCATGATGACGCGGCCAGTGCCCCCTGTGCTTTGCTCGAAACTTGAAACCCTCCAAGGGAGTGGTGTGTGTTCACTCATGGGATTCTCCGTAACCTGAGGTTAAGGCTGAATGCGCGACGAGTTCCAAATAGAACTCGTGATATCGAACCATCCGAGCGACATCCTTTTCGGTCACGCCTTTAAGGCGGCGAATATCGCTATTGTGCCGAAGATCCTCGATCTTGACGCGAACAGCATCCGGGTTCGACTTAACCGACTTTCGGTAGTCTGACTCGCTATCGCCCTGGTATTTGGTCAGGGCGTAGATGCCCATGGCAACGCGTTCGCTGAAACCCAGCCCAAGCAGCTCGGGGAGTGAGATGTCTGTATCCTCGATCAGATCGTGGCCGACCGCGATGCACTGCAATTCCTCATCGTCCGTTCGCAGCCGATGCATGACGGTGAGCGGGTGCAGGATGTAGGGCCGGCCGCCCTTGTCGAACTGGCCTGCGTGCCGCTCGGTAGCCAGCGAGATCATTTTTGAAAGCATCTGACCCTTCATGTTAACACCCCGTCTCAGCACTCGTCTGGCCGTCTGGATTCTGGGAGGCGGCGCGGTCCAATCGTTCGGGAGATGTCGGCATCGGATGCCAAAGCGTTGGATAAACCGATACCGCCGTGTAGTCACCGCGCCCTGTGTTGCACCACCACCATGTGTCGTCCTCGCCATCGTAATAGGCCTCGCCCATGATTGGATCATCCCAGACGATGACCGGGATATCCTTCGGCGCCGTTTCAATCGGCTGCCACTCCCCCACCTCTGCGCTATGGGCTGGAGAGCGGGCGAGGGCAGCGGCGGCTTGCTCCATTAATTCAGGAGATTTAATGCCGCCTCTGTTGCGAAGGAATAAAGCTCGACCCCGCAAGCGCGCAACCAGCTCCCCCGCCTCTGTCTTGCTATCGTGCGGGAGTGGAAAGCGGGGAATCGCCATCAGCCTATTCAGGATTTGCCCACGTACTTCCGGATCAATAAGATTTTGCCGTGAAACAAAATCGACCAACTCTCCAATCGTTCCGACTTCGCTCACCGACATTGCTCGATCTCCAATCCATTGCTCGCAGTTTTAAGACAGCGGGTTTGCTCGATGCTGTTCATGGCTCGCTCGTCTAGGGCTTGACTGAGAACGAACATCGCTCCCGCAAACATGGCTAACACGATGAACGGAGTGAGGATGGAGACCATGAGAGTGGTGGGGGAAGGCATGTTTCAAATTCACACTGTTGGTTGCTTCGGGACCATTAAGTCAGGAGAGAGCGGGGCTTTCTGCTCGGGGCCGGTTCGAACTGCGGCGTCTGAAGAGGGACACGCCTTGAATCACGGGGACGTACTCGCGCGCCATCTTGAAAAAATCCTGCGCCTCGGCGTATGGGGCCTTGTCTTCCTCGGGCCCATCCATCGCGCGCAATGCCAGACTGGAAAAATGACGGCTTATATCCGGGAAATTAAAGCCGCCCTCTCCGTCGATGGTGCTCAATTGGCGATAATAGTAGGCGAAATATTCAATGGTGCTTTTGTTGCGCAGCGTGAGGGGACGCAGCCGATCGAGCAGCATGCCGCTAGTGCCACACGTTCCGTCAGAGACAGTGCAGCCGCCCTCATCTCGGATTTCCTTGATCTGGACGATCTCGCGGTCAAAGACCGCCCAATCGCCAACTTTCCAATTAAGATCTGACATTTTCAAATTCCTCTTTGTTCAGTTGATCGCAAACCCAAACCAGCCCGCTCCGTGTCAGCCTGAATCATTCCCCCTCACATCGGATACGGAAAGCGCTGTACGCATTGCGGTAAGAGTGGCTAGTCCAATCCAATCGCGTGACGCCATCCCTCGGTGCCAAACTGGTCGTCCTGCTCGTTGTCGTCTAGAAATGCTTCGAGCGCGTCGATATGCTCCAGAAGCTTTGACACATCATCCGGCAATGCCTTGCCGACAAGGTTCTTGCCGCGAATGATATTGATCGTCTTTTCGGTCTGTGGATCGGGCATTTTAGATTCTCCTGTTTAATGTGGAAACGGAATGCCACCGGGTCCGGGCCATTGGTAAAGGCAGGACGAACGCGCCTTCTCCACTTCCACCACCGGGCAGTTCAATTCCTTGCACCTGGAGGCAATATGACGGGAGCAGGTGGGGCAGAACTGAGGGGGAACGTGGTTCACCTTTCCACCGCACTTGCGTATGCGCCTATCGGTCATCAGGGAGCGGAGGTGCTTCAGCAGGGAGGTCATGCATCCACTCGCTTGCCGGTCAGCATCTTCGTGAAGGCGGAAATGTCGGTCTTGCGCTCGACAACGGGGCGGAAGCGGCGGGCGAAGAAACACGCCTCGGCAACGTCACCGTTTTTCCATCTCGCTTGCGGAGGGTTGCTAATTTCTTCGAGGTAGATCGCGTTCTCGTAGAGCCCGCGAACTGTGTAAACGCGCCCACGGACTGGACGGTTAGGCATATTCAGCAAACTTGCGACCCAATCGCTATCATCCACACAAACCACTTTCTGCCCAACTCGAAACGCCATTTCATTCCCCCTGTTCGATGATCGCAAACCAGATGCGGCTTGCTCCGTGGTGAGCCTACGCCACTCTTGCGAACCGACTGGCGACGAGCTGCATCGCGTTCAAGATTGAATAAAGCTCCTGCTCGCGCCCGATGAACGACTTCGGATCGGCGTTCGATATTTCGAGCAGCCATGTTGTGTCGTGATGCAATGCCGACAGAACGGCGTCGGTGTCGCTCGGCTCCTCGGAGAGGATGATGGTGGGGAAGGAGTGGTGCATGTTATGCGGCCTCCACGAGGCCGGCGTCGTGCATCAGCTCGTCGGTACAGTCGGAAACGTGACCATTTTCGACGTGATGGATGAAGGCGATATTGTTGTATTCGCCAGTGCTAATGCGAGCGACGACACCGCGGCGGGTGATCTCCGGATCTACGATGGCCTCAAGACCGCGCTTGCCGTAGTCGATCATCACGACGAAGTAAGAGTGGTTCATGTCCGTGCTCCCCGATCTGATGGGAAACAGACTATGGGAAATTTCCTGTATTGTAAACAGGAAAAATACAATCGACAAAAAATAATTCAGCCTCGGTGGTTAACCGAGACTATAAAAAGCTGATAGCGCTAGGAAAAATAGCTCCCGACGACCCTATGGCGGATCTGCCATTCGCTCTTTTTTAGAGTAAAATCCTTCGGCGGATTGTACTGGCGAACTTTCCAGACCGACTCAGTTTCGCCTCGGTACTCCTTGATGACGGCATGAGTGGTGCCGTCCTCTCCGTGGTTGCGGAACAAGCAATAGTCGCCCAGTCTTGGGGGGAGGTGAGGGTTAATGAGGGCAGTAGATCCAGGCCTAAAGGCCGGGTCCATGGAATCGCCCGTCACGATCATCCCGTAGCCGTCCCGCACCCTTAAAAGGGGCGCCGGACGGACTACCCAGTCCACCGGTTGGTCAGTCACTATTAGCGCCCCACTGCCGCCCTGTGCAGTCCCGAAGACCGGTAGATCCTTATCCCCTACAAGTGAGGCCCCCGGCTTCGTGCCCAGAATGCTTTGTTCGTTACCAGCCAGTATGGACGGGGGGTCCGTGGGCACAATCAAACTTTCGCGGGAGTTGGCGGTAGCCTTAACGTATTCCCTTTTCGGCAATGTTGAGGAAAAGCCGCGGAGCTGGTCTTCTGAAACCTGCAGTATCTCAGCAAGTCTAATCCTGTCCCGCTCATGCAATTCGCGGGGGGAACCTCTCTTTAGGAATTGTTGCAGGTAGGTCTCGTTCTTGCCAAGTCTGTGCGAAACCTCGGCCATGTTAAGCCCAAGTTCCTGTAGCTTCTCCAGAATCAGCTTGCGGACCAAATCCATCGCCTCCGTATAGGATATTACCCCCACGGACATGAACTAGGAACTGCCCTGTTGACAGGATGGGAAATTTCCTGTATTTCCTAATCTATGACTATTCATCCTGCCATCCGATTGCTGATTGCCGAAATCGAAGTCTTCCGGGCCAAAACCGGAATGAGCGCGACGGCGTTCGGGACCCTTTCACTTAAGGATCCGAAATTCGTTAGCGATCTCGAAAAGAAGGGGCGCACTCCAAGCCTGTCCACGATGGACAGGGTGAGGGCGTTTATGCGCGCGAATGAGCGCCCGTCCGCCGATCACGCAGCCGAACAGGCGGGGGCCGTATGAGCCTAATTCGCTGGCCCCTCCGGCTTTTCAACGGGCTGCGCCAGCAGCAGCGCGGAATCGATCGTATCTCGCAGAGCCCTTGCGGCAACTACGTTGCACTTCAAATGCGCAACAACGCTAGCGACGCTGGCTACGCCACTGTCAGACATCGGAACGTTTCCGGTAACCACCAATGTTATCCCAATGATGCCGTTCATATGGGACAGCGCGGGAGAACTGTCGAAGTAAATGATGTTCAGGGGCATCGGGGACATTTGAATGTCCCGGTCTCCGAATTTCAATACGCCAGCGTTCAGTCCGTCAATAATCTCAGTCATGACCGTTACATCCTCCCGTTGAAAGCCCGATTTGGCCTGTCCTGCCGAGCCTTTGTCAATGCCTGGAGGTCGGCATGATTGCTCAACGCTTCGCCCGTAAAACTACGGTGCTGATCCAGATCAGCAAGCCGACAATCGCGGCGATGGCCGCCGGCACGATCAGTAATAGCCAGAGCCAGCTCATGGGGTTCGCCTCATGAAAACGAATTCAGTCCCCCTCTCAGGGGAAGCAACGGTCGTCGCGAAACCCCAGCCCCCCAAGCCCAGCGCGACGATCGTTGCAATAAATCAGAGCGGTCGGCAACGCCTCGGGGGCGCAAGCACGTTGCCGACCGCTACACGCAGCAATTACGCACTGCGCGATTCCTTACCCGCCATGACCGATGCCGAGCGCAGTAGTGCTGCCGGCAAGTTCGTCATCGCATTCCTGTCTGTCTGTTTTCTTATCCCGATGATCTGTGTCGGGGTCATGATGGGGAGTCGTTAGCCGCTTCAAAGCCCTCTCGTTCGCGCGGGAGAGCATCTGCCAAGTGTTGTTATGTGTGTCGTCGGCTTCCATGTTTTGAAATTAAGCATGGAGGCTTGGGTAAATGAGACCAATTTTTGGGAAGCGTTCGCCAATGAACGGAGTAGCCAATATCAGCCGCAGCGCCGCTGCAGCGCTTGTAGACCGCGAAGAGCGGCGAACGGGCTCTCGAATGGTCGCATACGAAATCGTTGCGCAGACAGTCGGCACATCGGCCGAATGGCTCCGCAAATTCCTTTCATCGAACGGGGCTAAAGAGCCTCGGCTAACAGTCGGGTTCAACCTGATCCAGGTCTACCGCCGGGTATGTGAGCGCGTCGAACAGGCAGGAGACAACGAACGACAGCTCAAGGATGAAATTGATGCGGCTTTGGAAAGCGCTGGCTTACTGGTGGCGCCAGCGGAAGGAACGGATCGCAGCGCAGGAGAAGTTGCGACGACTAGTTCGGGGAAGCGGTAAATGACAGGCATAGGTAAAATCTATTTTGTCGCCGCACCAGGTCGCATCAAGGTTGGCTATACAAAACAGCCTGAACGGCGTTTGCGGTCACTTCAAGCGACAGACATGGAGCCGTTGACGACCCTTGGCGTCATCGACGGAGACAGAACAACAGAGAAACACCTGCATGAAATGCTCCGCGAGCATCGGCTGCGCGGTGAGTGGTTCCAAGATTGCGATGCAGTGCGGATCTTGATCACGCAAGCCATGAATGGCGAGATTGTCTTGCCGGAAGAGGACTTGGGTCCAGTTGGGCCTGAGCTAGACAACAAACCGCGCGATGACTTTGACCCTCGCCTGATGTCGGTTTGCTACGACCGCTGCACTGAGTTGAAGGCGGCGATTCATCGGGGCGAGGACAAATACAAAATCAGAAGCATGTCGCAGGAGCTTATCGCTCTGACTGAGGTGATGCTTGGGCAGAAACTGGGCGCCGGAGGCGAGGCATGACCAACGCCGGTCGCAAGCTTCGACGCTGGACTTTCGCTGAGATCGCCCAGCTCAACCAACTTTACACCGCCGGAAAATCGCGCGCCGAAATTGCAGCCGCGCTTGGAACCACCGACGCTCGTGTACGGCAGCGCCTTCAATGGGAATGCCAGTCGAGCACGCTGGGGATGGCGCGCAAGAAACGCCGCATGGAGCGGAGGAAGCAAGCAAACAGCGAGCTTAGATCCCCGCGCGAGTTCTTCGACATGGTGACCTCCGGCCCGAAGCCGACGGAAGAGGCGCTGAGATCGCGGGAGGCCCGGTGGGCCGCCATGCCTCGCGACCTTACCGGCGCGTTCTTTGGCGACCCGCCAGTCGGCTTCTCTGCGCTGGAGCAGCGGGCATGACCTCCACCCCCGTCACCGCCAAGCATTTCTTTCTGACCAACCCCGACCGCGGCGATGTCGTCGTAAACATCCAGGTTGAGGGTGAGGAATTGCAGCGGTTCCGGATCAACAAGGATCACCTCTTTGCTGTGAACGCGATGAGCGCGGATATTTTGATGAAGGATTACAAGTGACCATCATTATGGGCGTGGACCCAGGCATCAGCGGCGCAATCGCCTTTTACTTTCCGATGGTGCCCAGCCGCATCGCGGTTGACGACGTTCCCGTGGCCGGCGGTGAGATCAACACGGCAGAGCTGGCACGGATGATCCGCATTCACCGACCGACGCTGGCTGTAATTGAACGTGTGTCTGCGATGCCCGGCAACGGGGCGGTTTCAATGTTCAACTTCGGGAGATCATACGGCGATGTTCGTGGTGTCGTTGGTGCATTGGATATCCCGCTTCACTTCGTCACGCCGCAGAAGTGGAAAAAGTACTTCGGGCTGTCAGCCGACAAGGACCAGTCGCGTCTGCGCGCGATTCGCATGTTCCCGACTGCGGCAGAGAGCTTCAAACGCAAGAAAGATGATGGCCGGGCGGAAGCCGCGTTGATCGCGCTGTACGGCGCTGAAGTTCTGATGAGGGCTGCGGCATGAAGTACACTCGTCACTCACCATCGGCGCTCAACCTCTTCGCCGCTTCGCCAGCACTCTTTGTGCTCGAAAAGATCATGGGCCACAGGCAGCCTGGTAACGCGCCGATGTACCGCGGCACGGCTGTGGAAGACGGCGTGACGCACGGGCTAATGCACCCGGCCGCGCCGCTGGACGAATGCAACGCCGTCGCCCTTAAAAAGTACGACACAATATCGGCTCTATCTGGCGACAGGCGGCGCGAAGAATACCGCGCGACCATCCCCGACATGGTGAAGTCTGGGCTAGATGAGTTGCGGCCCTATGGGGTGCCGACCGAATGCCAAAAGTTTGTCGAGTGGAAGCCGGCGGGGCTTACCTATCCTATCGTGGGATACCTGGACTATCATTGGGCCGACCATAACATCACGGTTGACCTCAAGACGACCGAGAAAATGCCGTCGTCGGTCAAAGTTGCCCATGCACGCCAGATCGCGCTTTACGTCACCAGCAACAACGCTGATGCCCGCGCTTGTTACGTGACACCAAAGAAGCACACGACGTACCAGATCGACAACGTGGACGCCCATCGCAATGCGCTGCACCAGATGGCGCTTCGCTGCGAAGCATTCTTGGCGCTGTCTGAAGATCCAAAGTTTTTCATCAACATCACCATCCCCGATCTTGACAGCTTCTATTGGGGCGGCCCGGCGCGCGAACTGGCGTTCCAGCACTGGCACATCTGAATTCCCGGCAACGGGCATGGCAACGCTGCAAGCCTTATTGCGGCACGTAGAAAAGGAAAAGACAAATGGCTCTCGGTATGAACTTGAATGGCAGTAGCGGCGACGGCGGCAACATCGTCCCGTATGTGAAATACGACTCCCGTGCCGGCCGCTTCTCGCGAGCTGACCGGAAACAGGGACCGGACGGCAACTACGCCAACGACGTTGTTGATATCACCACGACATTCAAAGCCGTGGTCGATATGGAGAATATCGAAATCGGCTACTTCAAGTTTGCGGCCGGCTCGGCGCCGTTGTCACTGCTTGCGCCCCTGGGCTCGCCCATGCCGCAAAAGCCCGGTGATGCCGACTGGAAGCAGGGCGTCCGCTTCATGCTGAAGCTGCACGCGAATTGCGGCGGGGATGTCCGCGAATGCACCTCTAACGCCGCTTCGTTCCTGCGCGGCTTCGATGAACTTCATTCCGCTTACGAGGCCGGCAAAGCTGCGAACGCCGGAAAATTGCCGATCGTCTCGCTGACCACAACGCAGCCGGTTACGTCAGGGCAGGGGGCGAAGAAGTCCACCAACTACCAGCCCGTGTTCGAAATCGTTGGCTGGGCGCCCCGACCGAACGACCTCGTTTTCGTCCCCAAGGCGATCGGACATCAGACGGCAGTCCCTCCCGTTGAGTTCGTCACCGCGCCGGCAACCGGCTCGACCGTGGTCAGCGCCCCCAAGGTTCTGGCGACCGCAGATAACGACTTCGGCTAGTTCAAGGCAGGCTGGGGCGTGTTTCGCCCCAGCCCCTTTTTGTTGCGTGCGTAACCGACGAGGGAGATTTGCAGGGAAATAGATGGGGCAAGTGCAAGCATCACATCCAACATTCACCGATTTGCCCGCCGATTTTCCGGCGCTTCGCGAACTCATGTCCCGGCGACAGTGGGTTGCATGGCGTTATCTCGAGCGCGATGGCGACATTACGAAACCTCCAGTCAACCCGCACAATGGGTACGGAGCCAGCCATTCGGATCCGGCGACATGGGGGACCTATGAGCAGGCCTCCAAGTGGGCTCGAGATCATGGCTTGCCCGGCGTTGGCTATGTTATTTCCGACGACGACGATTTCACCGGTGCCGATTTGGACGACTGCCGCGACGACGAATTCGGCGGCATCGAGGATTGGGCCTATGAACTCGTCAAAATGGCCGAAACCTATACCGAGGTCAGCCCGTCCGGCAGGGGGCTGCGGCTGATCTGGCGCGGCAAGATCGACAAGACGATCAAATGCGACCCGATGAGCGTCGAGGTTTACCGCCACAAGCGATATCTGACGATCACTGGCAACCACATTGATGGTACGCCCCGGGAGATCAAGCCAGCCCCCTTGACCGAAGCGGCCTTGCGCCGCCGTGTAGAGTCGTTCCGGCCGACACCGCAGCCGGCGCCCGAACTACCGGCCCGCAAGCAAGGCGGCATCATCTCGAGCGCATTGGCCCAAGTGGCCGGGCCCGGGGGTAATAATTTCTTCCGGTCCTCGAATTCCATGGCCCTGCAGAACCTGTCGCAGTGGGTGCCAAGCCTTTTCGGTTCGTTGGCCGAATTTCAGTCCGGCACCGGTGCTTGGCGCGTTGCGTCCAAGAGCCTGGGCCGGGACCTGCAGGAAGACTTATCGATCGCTCCAAACGGCATTGTTGACTTCGGCCTTCATGATATGGGCGACCCGCGGCTTGGAAAGCGGACCCCGATTGACCTTGTGCTCGAGTTCGGGTCTCAGAGGACGGCTACGGAGGCCGCACAGTGGCTTTGCGAGCGCATGTCCATTGCCCCGGAATCAATAGGCTGGCGCTCCAGCGAGTCCGTCCCGGGCGTAATGGAGCGCCCTGCAGCCACTTCGACCCCGCCTGCCGGCATCCCATTGCAATCGGCGTTTCCGATTGCCGAGACGGCCATCCCGCCGCGCGATTGGATTATCCCGGGCCTGTTCCTCAAACGGCATCTTAGCGTGCTGGTGGCGCCGCCAGGATCCGGCAAAAGCCTCCTTACGTTGCAGCTCGCCATTGCTGTGGCCACCGGCACGAATTGGGGCGGATGGAAGGTTCGTGGCCGCAAGAAGGTCCTCGTCGTCAACGCAGAGGACGATATGGACGAAATGCGGCGCCGATTGTTCGCCGCTTCGCTCGAGATGAAAATAAGCCAGACCGACCTCGAGGGCTGGCTTTTTCTGGCGTCTGCCCCTGAAAGCATCGTTATCGCCCGGGCGGACTCCAAGACAAAGACCGTCGTTAGGACCCCGCTTCTCGAAGATCTCGTTCATACGATGGTCGAGAACGATATCGGATGTGCCGTCGTTGACCCCTTTGCCGAAACCTTCGAGGGCGACGAAAACTCCAACTCCGAAATCAAATGGGCTGGCATTCTCTGGCGCGAGGTCGCCCGGCGCACCGGTGCCTCCGTTATGCTGGTGCACCACACCAAGAAGTATGCCGGCGCCATGGCCGGCGACGCCGACGCCAGCCGCGGCGGCGGAGCCTTGATCGGCACGGCCCGGATCCTGTCAACGCTCTTCGCGATGACTGAAGACGAAGCCTCGACCATGAATGTCGCCCCGGAGGACCGGACGAAATACGTTAGATTTGATGACGCCAAGGCCAATCTCAGTTTGGTGACAGGCCAAGCAAAATGGTTTGAAAAGAAGAGCGTAACGCTCAATAATGGCACCGGATTCGTGCCAGGTGATGAGGTGGGTGTTTTGGCTCCTTGGGAGCCCCCCGGGATGCTCGATGGCGTTTCCATGTTCACGATCGGCCAGGTTCTGGACACAATCGACCGCGGTTTAACGGACGAAAACGGTTTACCGACAGGACAGTTTTATACGGCGACAGCCAGTGGTCCGAGCAAGGACAGGTGGGCAGGTGTCGTCATTGTCAGGCTGCTGGGCTGCGACGAGAAGCGGGCAAAGCATCTCCTCAAGGACTGGCTAAAGAACGAAGTCCTCCAGACCTACGAGTATGCGGATCCGGTCGCTCGGAAGCCCCGAAGCGGCGTCCGATCCGTGCTCAACAACCGTCCTGACAGGCCGTCCAAATGATGCATTCCCAGACCGAAATTTGCATGCGAATTCCGCTTTCCGGCGGTCGTTTTTGTGTCGTTATTTTCGACCCGGTTGGGCCGGCTGATTTTGCGCCATTGCACGAATTGAATAGCGCACGAATAGCGCAAGCAAGTGCGCCATTATTCCTGAAACCCCTAAAGGAGAATGGCGCTGGCGCACCATTGCTCCATTCAGCTCCGTTACCGTCGCATGAATGGCGCAAGTCTTCTCCTTCAGGGGAGTTTCTTGGCGAGAAAGTAACCCCCAAATCTCCCCGGGAAGAACTGCTCGAGGCGAGGGAGGTTTTGGCCTCCAAGGCGTCCCAGATGGCCGGGCTGGATGACCGACTGGCACCGGTGCGTCTCGAGGAGCGCGCAATCAGGGACAGGATCGTCGCCACCCACGCAATCAGCAATGGGGTGGTCATGCTGGATCTGGACCGCCGGGGCGATCGGGCGCCGCTCTTTGCGAAGCTCGACGACATAGCGGCGACATGGGGCGGCCTGAAGTCCGAAGGCAAGATCCTGTTTGGCGAGGTTAAGACGCTCGAGAGGCAGATCGAACACCTGCAGCGGATAATCCAGAAGCCAAACCGGAAGAGGGCCTGACCATGGCAAAACTCCAAACCGAAACCAACCTCTCAGCCGCCCAGAGTTCGTACGCTCCTCGAGCCATGATGGCGACCGAACATTCATGGGCGCGGACACCCGGCACGTACATCGCCGGCCGTGCTTATCTCGATGGCGCCGACGAGACAGCTTGCGAGATGGAAGCGAAGTGGGGCTGCGATCGGCTGCGGCTCCTCGTCAGTCCCGAGCTGCGGGAGAAGTTCGATCGGCAGCGCTACCTGCTCAACCAGGCAATCTGGCATGGCGAACTCGAGGCCGTGCGCCGGGAGAGTGGGCGGATGGTCTCCGCGTGGATGGCGTTGGACAGGGCTGCCGAGTCCGCCGGCGCGTCAAAACTTTCTGCCGCGGTATGGGAGACCACGCTGGCCGACGGCTCTGTGGCGGCGATTGTGGTCGACGACGCGCATGCTCATGCCGTGGTCGCCGAGGGCCGAAAGGTTGCGGTCTACACCTTGGACGAAATCGGCCGTCTGCTTTCGAGCTATCCGGGCATCGCCGTGGCGAAGCTGACGTTCCCAGGCGCGACGATTACTGCGGTGCGCCGGTCGATCGAGGATCCGCTGAAGGCAATCAACGACACGCAGGAGCCGTTGGATGATCCAATAGGTTTTTAATTCAACCGACCACGGAGCGATCTGCTCTTGGTTTGCGATCAACGAAGCAGGGAGAGGGTGAGAATGGCACTTATTTTGGAAAACATTTCTAATCTGGAAATACAGAAGCTGCCGGACGGCGGCTACATGATTGGCGACGGCTTTAGTCGCTCAGGCGACTATCGACAGATGCGCTTCGCCTCGACCTCGATTGACGAGGCGCTGAAATACATCAAAGCGAGGCTCGAACCCAAGGTAGCGAAGCCATGACACCGTTAGAAATCGAGATTTTGCTATTCTATTACTACTGCGCTCGCGACTATCGGGAGGGGGATCACTCGGCACCAGCGGTGAAGGCGGCGTTGAACAATTTTCTGACGGCGGACATGATCAAGCATTCGAACTTTCATGTCGAGCGATTTGATGATGGTACCTTGCGCGCCCGATATGCCCTGACCGACCGCGGGAAGGCTTACATCGAAGCGCTTAAGCAAGTGCCATTGCCGGAACAGATTTGGGTTGTGCCAGCGCAGCCGGAGCGTCGCGCAGAGCAGGCCGCTCTCTCCTGACTTAAAGGACTGACCACACCTAACAGTTTGAGTTTGAATCAATTTCCACCAATAGCAGGGGAAGACATCAACATGTGGTACATCGCGATCACTAACCCGAATTGTCACCGCCGCGCCGAGGCCGGACTGGCAGCAATCGGCTATCGGGCGTTCTGGCCCAAGCTCCGGAAATGGGTTTCCCACGCCAGAACCAAAAAGGCGAAGGAATATCCGGTCTTGGGGCGGTATCTGTTCGTTGAAGTGCCGGACAATAATTTCTATGCCGTCGGCAGCGTCAACGGCGTGGAAGCCATCGTGAAGGGCTGCGACGGTCAGCCTGCCACGATCCCAGCCAAGGTCGTCTGGCGCTTCCACGACCGCTACGCCGCCGGGGAATGGGACTTCGTGAGCAGCGAAGCAAATGGGCTCTGGGACATGGACCCGGAGACCGGCCAGATGACGAAACGCAATAATCGGATTCCTGTCGGGGCCATTGTCCGGATCATGGAAGGCGAGTTCGCGGACATGCTGACCGTCATCCGCGGACGAAAGAACGGCAAGCTGGAATTCCTGCCACCGGGCAAGCGGGAGTTTTTCTACACCCGAGAGCAGAACGTGAGGGCGGCGTGAGCGAGACCAATATTTCCAGGGTGATTGAATTGGAGCGCGGTGACGCTGCGCGCAGGGCCTTGGAAGAGGCGGCGAGGAAGGTAGAGGCGCAGGAGGGTGGCGAGACATACCGCAGGGCATTCAAGGCGGCGGCCCAATTGCTGCGCGATCTGAAAGCCAAATGGCCGTGAACACATGGGATACACCGCATTCATGACGGGCTGCACAAAATCAGTTCTTAATCCGCACCGACCGATGCGCGTTGCACCCGTCGGGCGGCTTGTGTCTTTTGGTCCCTTATTCGGTTTCTGGCCTAATGGTGTGAGATCGAAAGTCGCGACACGCGCCGGGGTGCAATTCCTCGGGGGATCGCCAGATCGGGAGCGATAATGACCGCTGAAATCATTCAGTTCATTCCCCGCGCCAACCCAGATCGAACACTCGCCCTTCAACCCGATCCCATTGCCCAGATGGCAGTTGAGATCATGAACCAGGTATGGCCGGAAGACACCGCCCCGAGCGAGATGAACCCGGATAAGGACAGCGCGTGACCCTCTGGCCCTTCATACTGAAAAGCAATCACGTGGCCGTACAGCGAGAGAACTACACGCTGCGGGACGCCTTGCGTGAGGCGAACAAGGAACTGGCGAAACATCGGCAATTGCTAGCAGGAATTCGCGCCGGACAGGTCGATATCGTCAGGGTACTGGACAAAATGTCGGAACGTGCATGACCACCAAGATCGCAGACGACTACTCAACCATCAAAGATCAACTCTCCCGCCTTGAAGCCGAGAAGGCCAAGCAGCGCACGGAACCGGCGGAAGTACCCGCTCCGGAGTTGAGCTACGACGCGACGTATTTGCATGGGATGGATTGCGCGTGACGGCTCTGGCCAATCCGAAGCATGAGAAGTTCGCGCAGGAACTGGCGAAGGGCAAAACGGCAACAGAGGCTTACGTCACCGCCGGGTACAAGGCTCATGACGGCAATGCTGCAACCCTTAGAGGAAATCAGAGGGTTTTAGATCGGATAGCGGAATTGCAAACCGCTGGCTCTCTTCGCGTCGAAGTGACGATCGCCAGCTTGATCAAGGAGGCGGCCGAGATCCAGACGGCGGCTCAGGCCGACAAGCAGTACTCGGCCGCGACATCCGCCCTGACCGCGAAGGCAAAGCTGGCCGGGCTCTGGATTGAAAAGTCCGAAACCGAGAATGTGAACACGAATTATGTTGTCTCAGGCGACCCCGTTGACAACGTTGAGGATTGGGAAGCCCAGCACGCTCCGAAGCACTAAGCTCGCTTGGTCGCCCCAAGCTGGTCCACAAACCGCCCTCGTCAAATGCCCTGCCGATGAAATCTTCTACGGCGGCGCCCGCGGCGGCGGCAAGACAGACGGGATGCTCGGCAAGTTTGCCATCAAGGCGTCTCGATACGGCGAGCATTGCGTAGGCGTCTTCTTCCGGCGGTCTCGCGAGGATCTGAAAGAGGCCATCGAGCGCTCTCGCCAGATTTATGGGCCGATCGGAGCGAAGTGGAGCGAACAGAAAAAATGGTGGACGTTCCCGAATGGAGCCCGCCTCAAGTTTGAATATCTCGACCGCGACGCTGACGCGGACAACTACCAGGGCCACAACTATACGGATGTATTCTTCGAGGAGTTGACGCACTGGGCAAGTCCGGTGCCGGTCAACAAACTGAGGGCTACGCTCCGCTCTCCTACCGGCGTCCCGTGTCAGTTTCACGCTACGGGGAATCCGGGCGGACCCGGACATCAGTGGGTCAAGGCGCGTTACATCACTCCGTCCCCGTCCGGCTGGACCTTGATGTGGGAAGACTTCACCAATCCCTTCACGGGTGAGGTAGTTCGCAAGAACCGGGTTTTCATCCCGTCGAAGCTGAGCGACAACCGATATCTAGGCGGCGGCTATGTCGCCAACCTATATCAGTCGGGCTCGAAAGAACTCGTTAGGGCATGGCTTGCTGGCGACTGGGATGTGGTCGAAGGCGCGTTCTTCGATTGTTGGGACGCTAGCCGCCACGTTATCAGGCCTTTCGAGATACCAAAGGACTGGACCAAATTCCGGTCTGGCGATTGGGGCTCGGCCAAACCGTTCTCGTTCGGCTGGTGGGCGATCGTTGGCGACAAGTACAGAACAGCCGAAGGTGTTTGGTTGCCACGCGGCTCGATCCTTCGCTATCGCGAGTGGTACGGAATGCAGCCCGGCAAGCCAAATGTCGGGCTCAAGCTTCACGCCGAAATCGTCGGAGCCGGGATAGCCTCTCGCGAGGAGCGGGACGGCGAAATCAACTACGGAGTTCTCGACCCCGCAGCGTTTACCGAGGATGGCGGTCCATCGATTCATGAGTGCCTTATGAAGGGCTCAGGAGCGAACACGGCGGGCAGTTTTAAAGTGGTCTTCCGGCCTGCCGACAATAAGCGAACGCCTGGGCGCGGCGCTATGGGCGGCTGGGACCAGATGCGCGGCCGGTTTGTCGGAGACGACGACGGTAACCCGATGATTGCGTGTTTCTCGACGTGCATTGACAGCATCAGGACCATCCCCGCGCTGCAACACGATGAAACGAAGGCTGAAGATCTCGACTCCGACATGGAAGACCACGCCGCGGATGAGTGGCGTTACGCCTGCATGTCGCGGCCTTGGGCTAAGGCGCCAGAACCGGCAGAGACCAAGAACGCTTCAGGCTACCGATCCTATGAATCCGAAACCCGTGACGATGACTGGAAGGCGTACTAAATGAACGGCACGGGCTACGCTGTAGGAGGCGCGGCGTCGTCTTCTGGCGGCGTCAGCAACGATAAGCCGGGGAAGACTGACTACTGGTCGCTATCCAAGTGCAAGAAGGCATACCTCGATTATCTCGGCAACAAGACGGCTGAAATCGAGGAGCAGAAGGACGCCCGGCGCTATTACCACGGCGCACAGTGGACGGAAGATCAGCTCAAGAAGCTCAAGAAGCGCCGGCAACCGCCTTCGACCAAGAACCGCATCGCCAGGAAGATCAACGGCACGATTGGCCTGATCGAACGGCTGCGGCAAGACCCGAAAGCATATCCCCGCACGCCGGAGCAGGCGCAGGGCGCCGAGCTGGCGACCGCGGTCCTTCGCTATGTGCTGGACGAACAGCAATGGAAAGCCAAATCTCCGGAGTGTGCGCTCGACGGCGCAATCGACGGCATCGGCGGCGTTGAGATCGAGATTGAGCAGGGCGACCACGGCGACCCCGAGGTGGGGTTTGAAATCGTCGAGCCGGATTCGTTTTTCTATGATCCTCGCTCCTATCGCGGCGACTTCTCCGACGCCAGCTTCATGGGCCTCGGCAAGTGGACCGAGCTTGATACCGTCAAGGACATGTTCCCTGACAAGGCCGACGAAATCGGCGGCATGGATGAGGACGGGTCGGACCTGACTTCGAACCCCGACCGTGAGCAGAAGTGGTTTTCTTTCGACGGCACCAAGAAGCTCATTCGACTGGTTGACATCTGGTACAAGCACAAGAAGGGCTGGTGCTGGGCCATCTTCACGGGATCGGTTGTCCTGATGGAAGGCCGCTCCTACCTGACCGATGAGAAGAAGCGGGAAACCTGCAAGTACATCATGTTTTCCTGCAACGTTGACCATGACGGCGACCGTTATGGCTTCGTCCGGAACATGAAGTCGTCTCAGGACTCGTTCAACTTCAAGCATTCGAAGCTGAACCATATCCTCGCATCGCGCCGGCTGATTATGTCGCAGGGCAGCGTGCAGGATGTCGAGAAGGCCCGAACCGAATGGGCGCGCGACGATGGCGTGGTTCTGGTCAATGGCAACGTCAATGAAGGCATCAAGGCCGATGATCGATCGTTCGATTTCGCCGGCTGGGCCAAGCTGCTTGAGGAAGACAAGAACGAGCTTGATAATTACGGCCCCAACCAGGCGCTGATCGGAGACGTTCAGAACCAGTCGGGGCGAGCGATCCAGTTGCTTCAGCAGGCCGGCATGGCCGAGCTTGGCCCGTACATCATGGGCCATCGTGGCTGGAAGGTCAGGCTTTACCGGATCATCTTCTCGACCGTCCAGAAATACTGGACCGCCGAGCGCTATATCCGGGTGACCGACGATCAGGGGCTGGCTCAGTTCATCCAGCTTAACGGCGTGGGGACCGATCCCCGTACCGGTATGCCCACGATGGTGAACGCGCTGGGCTCACTCGACGTTGATATCATCCTCGATGAAGGCCCGGATACGGTCAACGCGCAGGCCGACGTTTACGAGACACTTTCGCAGGTGCTGCCCGCCATTGCTGGCATGCTCACGCCGCCGCAGGCACAGGCCGCGGTCAATGTGCTGCTGGAGACTTCTGCGCTGCCGTCATCCGCCAAGAAGGAATTCCGCGACGCTTCGAAGCCGCAGCAAGATCCGGCCGCCGAACAGGCCAAGCAAATCCAGTTGGCCGGCGAGGCCGCGAAGGTGGACGAAACCAAGTCCAAGACGATGTTGAACGTGGCAAAGGCGCAGGAGACGGCAACGCCGGAAATGGGCCAGCCACAGAAGCCCGAGAAGTACGAGTTGCCGCCAGAAATCCAGAACGCACAGGCATTGGCCGAGATCGGTCACAAGAACGCACAGGCGTACCACATCACCACGCAGGCCAATCTTGCGCCTGTCGAACTCATTCACGACAGCGCGCACAAGGCCGCCGACAGGCAGCAGCGCGACGACCACTATCAGCCGGCAGGAGCCGAATAAATGCCCATCCAATATAACTCGCTTGCCCCGACGCTGATTACCGGCGCGACCGTTCCCGAGCAGGCCGACACCACAGGTTCGGTCTATTCGAACAACGAGGGCCGTAAGGCGACCTATCGCTCTGCCACCTCTGGCGTAGTCGTTACGGCCAACGGCGTGCTGATGCAGATCATCGGCTCGGCCACGAAAACCGTCCGTATCACCCGCATTGCCTGCAATGGCATCCTGACAACCGCCGGCATGGTCCTGATCCAGGTCAACCGGACGACCGCCGCAGCTTCGTCCGTTTCCAACGCTGTAGCGGTTACGCCGCGCCTGCTTGATACCGGCAATGCCGCCGCTACCGCCGTCGCAACCAGCTACACGGCTGCCACGCTTGGCGCCGGCAATACGCTGCTGGCCTCGGCCCGTGCGCTGTACTCCCCGGCGACCGCGCTTTCGACCGGCGTTGAATTCCTGTTCGGCAACCGCAATGGCCAGTCGCTGGTTTTGCGTGGTGTGTCGGAATGGGCGCAGATCACGGTCGCAACATCGTCCTTCACGGGCGCGTTGTTCGACATCGACGTGGAATTTACTGAGGAATAGTGCCGATCCAGCTTCATGAAATGATCTCGGTCGAAACCCCGCTGGGTCACGGCTACGCGATCATTTTTGAAACCGGAGACCATGACAATTATTGGACCGTGGCGCTTGATAACGGCGCACTGGTCACATTCACGCAAGATCGGATCAAGGTTTCCCGCGACTACACCCACAGGCGCGGAATATCTGACGATCAGATGAAAGAGATCGTTGGCGGCTGACGATATAGCCGCAAGACTACCCGCACGCCGACAGCGATATGCCGGCATACGTCTCGCCACGAAACGGCGGCCACTGAGGAAACATGGACATCAACGACGAGGAACTTTTTAACGCTACGCTGACTGACGAACCCATTGAAACCACGGTAGAGGCGGAAGCGCCCGAGCCCGAAGTTTCAGACGGCGTAAACCGTGACGAACAGGGCCGCTTTGCTCCAAAGCCAGCGGAACCCGAAGTCGCGGCAGTGCCCCAGCCCGAGCCGCAAGGTAAGGACGAGGCACACGTACCGTCGTGGCGACTGCGAGAGGAGCGAGAGGCGAGGGAAGCGGCAGACCGCCGGTTCAGCGAGGCTCAGGCTCAATGGCAGCGTCAGTTCCAGGAACTGCAAAACCGACTTCCAAAGCCGGAAGAACCGAAAGCCCCCGATGTATTCGAAGACCCTAACAAGTTTTTGGAGCATGGCGTTCGGCAGGCGATTGATCCAGTCGAGAGCAAAATCGGCAAGGTCATCGAAACCTTTTCGCAGCGAGACGCGATCAGGGAGCACGGCCAGGAAACGGTAACCGAAGCTTATCGCGCGCTCGATCAGGCCGCGAACAAAGGCGATCCCCGCGCTGTCGCGATGGTGGCCCGCGTAAAGCAGTCGATGGACCCGTATGGGGAAATCGTCGGTTGGTATAAGGAAGCCTCAACCTACAATGAGGTGTCCAAGGCTGGCGACCTACAGGCCTGGTTCAACCAGGAACTGGAGAAACGTCTTGCCGATCCGCAGTTCGCATCAGCGCAGTTGCAGAGAATCCAGTCAGGCGTTCGTAACCCTCCTCAGGGACAGACACCAACCAACACCATCAAGCTCCCGCCGTCGATCGGCAAAATGCCCTCATCTCAATCCGCGTCCGATGACGCAGGCGACATGAGCGACGCGGGGTTATTCGCACACGCAACGCGCTGACACCTTCCGAACTGCAAGAAACAACCCGCCCTTTGTGGCGGGTTTTTTGTTGAGCGGATGGTGACGGCGCCGAAAGGCAAAGACAATGGCTGTTACCACCGTCCAGAGCAATAACAAGCTCATCAGGTTCACTCAGGAGATCAACCGCGAATACGTCCGCGGCAATCTCTTCTCCCCCTACATGGGCACGTCGCTCAACTCGATCATCCGCATCCGGAACGAACTGAAGGCCGGCGGCGAACAGATGAACATTCCGCTGGTCTCTCGCTTGACCGGCGCGGGTGTATCGACCGGTACGCTGGTCGGCAACGAGGAAATGATCGACAACTACGGCATGCGCGTCTGGCTCGAATGGGCCCGCCACGCTGTCGTCACCAACAAGGCGGAAAACCAGAAGGACGCCTCGGATGTCTTCGGCGTCGCCAAGCCGCTGCTGTCCGACTGGGGTAAGGAACTCCAGCGCGACGAACTGATCTCGGCCCTGATGGCGCTGCCGTCGGAGTCGCAGCCCTCGGCCGGCGTCCGTGTCAACGGCATCCAGTACGATCTGGCGACCACCGGTCAGCGCAATACGTGGCAGACGGCGAATACCGATCGCATTCTGTACGGCAGCGCGACGACCAACACCAAGTCCACCCACGCGCTTTCGCTGGCGGAACTCGACACCACCAACGACAAGTTCACCGCGACCAATCTGGCGCTGCTGAAGCGTATCGCGATGGGTGCCAGCCCGAAGATCCGCCCGTTCAAGACCGACAGCGGCTACGAGTATTATGTCGCCTTTGCCGGCCTCAACACCTTCCGCGACCTCAAGCAGTCCCTTGAAACCATCAACAAGGATGCCCGGCCGCGCGAACAGAACGGCGTAGACAAGAACCCGTTGTTCCAGGATGGCGACCAGATTTACGACGGCATTATCGTCCGTCAGGTTCCGGAGATTTCGTCCTTCGTGACCAACGTCTGGACCACCCTGAAAACCGCAGGCACCACCTCGAACCGGGTCGAACCCGTGTTCCTGTGCGGTCAGCAGGCGGCGGCAATGGCTTGGGGCCAGATGGCGAAGCCCACCTTCCGCAAGGAAGATGATTACGGCTTCATCACCGGCTCCGGCATCGAAATGGCCTACGGCGTTTCGAAGATCTTCAAGAAACACCCGAACACCGGATCGAACTTGGTGCAATGGGGCCTTGCCACCGGCTTCTTCTCGTCGGCTGCCGATTAATCCTGAACCTGGAAAGGACAACACAACATGGTTGCTTCTCTTAACTCGTCCCGTCCGGTTCTGGATCAGGACGCGCGTTCCGGCCAGAGCCGGATTCGTTCTATTACCGCTGCGACGACTCTCTCTCAGGAGTTGCACGACGGTCAGACGATCTACCTCAACAACACGACGGGCTTTGCCACGACCTTGCCCGTTGCGAACGGTACGGGTATGAAGCTCCGCTTCTTTATCGCTGCGACGGTATCGAGCGGAAGCCACACGATCGTCACCGCCTCGGCCAGCGATGTCTATAAAGGCTTCGCCCATCTGTTCGGTGACGACGCCGCCGCGCTTGGCGGTTTCTCGACCACGACCGGCGTTACCATCACGATGGACGGCTCAACTCGCGGCGGCTTTGCCGGCGATATCGTCGAGCTTGAAGACGTGGCTACTGGCGTGTGGTCGGTTCGAATGTTCGGTCACGCGACCGGCTCCGAAGCCACCCCGTTCTCGTAAGCATACTGGCGGCCATCCTTCGGGGTGGCCGCTCTTCTTTGAGGGCTTGCCATGGTCGATATCACCAAAACCCGCGATCAACTGAAGGAGCGGGCTGCGAAGGATCTCGGCATCATCGAGCCCGGCGAGGCCCTGTCTACCGAGGACGACGACACTTTCGACGGGCTGGTCGATCCCCTGATTGCCCAGCTTTCCGCGGACCAGATCGTCTACATCGACGACAGCGAAGCCATCGACGTGGCGTTTTTCCTGCCGCTGGCTCGCTTGCTGGCGAATATCGCCGGGCCTGATTTCGGCTCTCCGATCAATGAACAGGCCAAGATGGCAGACGAGGCCATTCTTCGCCGGATGACATCGACCCGCCCGACCTATGAAGTCCACAAGGGCGAATATTTCTGATGCCCAAGATCGTCTTTCCGGTATCTCACTCGCCGGGTTTGCGGGCATCGGAAGGCGCGGGAAGGCTTTACAACTGCTATGCGGAGCCGATGGGCGAGGGTGGCCGAGCGGCTGCCGTTCGCCATAGGTCTCCAGGACTGGTCAACTTCGGCACGACGGCGCGCACGGGATGCCGTGGCTTTATCGAGGTTGGCGGCACGCTCTATGTCGCATTCAGTGGCAAGCTTGAGAAGTTCACATCGGCCGGCGGGGCATCAACCAATGTTGGTAACCTCAACGGAACCAAGAAAGGGTTCTTTGCCCGCAATAATGCGACGACGCCGGATAAGGTGTTTGTGGACCCCGATGGCAATATTGCTACGTTTACTCCGTCTGCGGTAACGAACTCGTTTGACTCTGATTTGCCGGCGGTCAATTCGGTCGCTCAACTGGATGGCTATTTCATCTTCACGACCGGCAACGGTCAGATTTGGGCGACCGATCTTAACGCCGTCACGGTCAACCCGCTGTCATTCACTACCGATCAGAACTCGGGCGGCTTGCTTCGTGGCGTGACTTGGGGCGGTCGGTACTACGCTTTCGGGAACAAAGCCACGGGCGTCTATGTCGATGCAGGAACGTCGCCGTTCCCGTTGGCGAGGAACGAGGTAATCCCGCGTGGGATCGGCGGGCCGTACTGTGTGACAGGACACGAGGACAATTTCTCAAAGGCGTTGCATATCATCGGAGACGATAACGCCGTCTATCGACTTGACGGCTATACGCCGACGAAGGTTTCGCCTCCCGACCTTGATACTCTGATCGAGGCGGTGAGCGACAAGACGACGCTTGAGATGTGTTCCTATATCTCCCGCGGCCACGCTTTCATTCAGATCACATGCCCGGCATGGACATGGGTGCTCAATCTCAACAACGGCAAATGGCATGAGCGGCCCAGCTATTCGCTCACCTACAGCCGGATTACGCAGACCTATTACGCCTTCGGGAAATGGCTGTGCGGAGATGCCCTGACCGGCAACGTGCAGCAGATTTCGAGCGCCATCCACCAGGAAATCGGCAACCCAATGACTTGCGAAGTCTGGTCGGCGCCGCTTCAGGACTTCCCGCAGCGGTCGCGCGGCGCTTCGGCGTTCTTTGATTTTGCGGTTGGGGTGGGTGATGCCGAGGGGGAAGACCCGATAGCGACCGATCCAGAGGCTGAGATTTCCTACTCGGTCGATGGCGGCGAGACGTTCTCAATCCCGAGGGTTCGCAAGCTCGGCCGGCAGTCGCTTGGTAAAACGCGGGTGCGTGTCAACCAGATCAAAGCGGCCGGGGCGCAAGGATATATCTTCAAGGTCCGCATGTCCGATCCGGTCCACTTCGGACTGATGGGCGGCGAGTTGGTTGGCGGGCCTCGGGCTCCATGACCACGACAAAGGTTACGCTGCCCACGATTGGCGAGAAGCTGATTGATGCAGAGGGGCGCGCAAACAAGACTTGGTACGACAAGCTGAAGTTTATTGAGACGCTTCAGCCGCTATCAGATATTCCGGCGGCTGCTGCCACCGTCACGTCGATTGATGCGACCACCGGAGCTTTCACGCTCGGGTATGGCCTATCGAGGGCAAGCCAAAGCCTGCTTGCCGGCCTGACCAGCATCAGCGCCGTGTTAGGCGCCGATGTCAATTTGAACAACACGGCAAACTTCTTTGATGGGCCCAGTGTGGCCCAAGGGAGTTCCGGTACTTGGTTTGTTTTTGCTTCGATTGTCTTGACGAACACCGCGGCGGCTGCCGATGCATATCAGGTCAAGCTCTGGGATGGGACGACCGTAGTTGCTTCGAGTTACTTCAAGCAAAATATCGCAACGATAAGTTCGGTTCACGTTTCGCTGGCAGGGGTCATTACATCCCCGGCTGGGAATTTGAAGGTTTCGGTGAGAGACCCCGCCACTACCGCCGGAAAAATCTCTGCCAGTGCTTCAGGGATCGGAAACGACTCGATGATTGTTGCGGTTCGGATAGCTTAGCCTGATAGGAGGCTCCCATCGGATTATTTGATGTTTTCACGGGCGACCCGGCAAAGGAAGCCGCAGCCAAAAATGCTGCTCTGCTTCAGCAGAACAAGACCGATGGCACGAACGCGCTTCAGACCGGTCAGACCGGCGCGCTGGATTCGCTGACGACCGCAGGCGGCTATTACAAGCCGCTGGCCGATAAGTACGGCGCGGCAACCACTCTCGGTCTCGACTCCCTCGGGGTAAATGGCGCTGATGGCAACGCGCGGGCGGTCGATGCCTTCCATGCGGGACCGGGATATAACTATGCCGTCAATCAGTCGCTTGATGGCGTGGCCCGGAGTGCTGCGGCGCGAGGCGCTGATATTGGCGGCAACACGCTGGCGGCCTTGTCGGATCGCGCCGGCAACATGGCGAACCAGGAATATGGATCTTGGCAAGATCGCCTGAACGGCTACGTCTCGCCGGAACTGTCGGCCACATCGGGCATGGCGGGAGCGGAAGCCGCGAAGGCTCCGGTCTACACGGGCACGGCGAGCAATATCGCCAATCTCGGAACGGCGACCGCAAACGGCATCGCCAACCAGAACACGCAAAGCGCAAACGCCGAAATGCAGGGATCTAGCAATCTCTGGGGCCTGGGGCTGAACCTTGCAAAGCTGGGTGTTGGCGCGGCCACGGGCGGAACATCGCTGTTGGGTGGGGCACTCATGGGCGGCGGTAGCCCGTCAGGATACGGACGATAAGCCATGGCTGAACTGACCGTTCCGCAGGTTGATTTCTCGTCGCTGGGGCAACTGCCTGCGCTTTACAAGCAGGGGCAGGCCGATGCTTTGCGCCAGCAGACGTTGGCGAACTTGGGGCAGGGCGGGCAGGCCGATGCCGCGACGCTGCTGAAGTCCGGCGACCTGTCGCTGGCTCAGCTCGGGATCAATTTGCAGAACCGTTCGGCCGATGACGCATGGCGCCGGGAGGAGTCGGCGCGGGCGCAGAAGAACGCTGATCGTTCTTATGGGTTGCAGGCGGCGGCGGGGCGGCGTGCGGACGAGGGTCCGGTAGAAAAGGCCAGTCAGCGTATTAAGCTGCTGCAATCGCAGGGCATCGATCCGGCTTCGCCCGAGGGGCGCTCTTACGTTATTTCCGGGGAATGGTCAGGGCCCGGTGCTGGTGGCGCATCGCTCAATCCCGTCTACGGCGTCGGACCTGACGGCAAGCCGGCAATGGTGCAGACCACAAAGACCGGGCAGGCAATACAAACCAAGCTTCCGGATGGCTTCCAGATTTCGAAAGACCCGATCAAGGTCGATCTTGGAACACATATCCAGCTTATCGACCCACAGACGCGGCAGCCGATCGGACAGCCAATCCAGAAGGATTTGGCTGGCGCAGAGCGCGAGAAGATCCTTGGCGAGGAGACCGGCAAGGGACAAGTAGCGCTCCCGCAATTGTTGGCCACGTCGAGCCAGACGCTTAAAGCGATTGAGGACGTTCGCAACCATCCGGGGCGCGGGTTCATGACGACTGGCGCACTCGGCGGGATGCCCGGAATTCCCGGAACCTCCGGCCGTGGCTTCACCGTTGCCCTCGATCAGCTGAAGGGCAAGACGTTCCTTGAGGCATTCAACGCTCTGCGGGGCGGCGGCGCGATTACGGAGGCCGAAGGTTCAAAGGCCACAAACGCTATGGCCCGTCTCGACCGTGCCCAGAACAAGGATGACTTTGAAACCGGCCTGAATGATCTCCGTGACGTTGTGAAAGCGGGCATGATGCGCGCCGCGGCCAAGGCAAAGGGGGCCGGTCAAACGATGGCGCAGGATGCGCCAGCAGCTCAGCCGGCTGCTGGCGGCATTACTCAGGCTCAATACGAATCGCTCCCATCGGGATCGACATTTACCGCTCCTGACGGCTCGCAGCGGGTCAAGCCCTAATGGCTAACTGGTGGGATGCAGCACCACTAGCTGAGGCGCCAAAGGCGGCTACGGCTATGCCGGCCACCGGGGCAAACTGGTGGGAAGCGGCCCCACTTGCGAACGAGGCGGCTAAATCACCCCAGATGATCCCCGGCGAGAACGGCGCTCCGACCCGTGTTGTCATGGACATGTCGGCCAAGCCCGACAAGGGCGCGCTCGATGCCGGCGCGCGTGGCGTTGCAAACGGCCTGACCGCCAATTTTAGCGATGAAATCCGCGGCCTTGTGGAAGCGTCGGGAGCAAACCCCGACGAGCCCGCCAGCGTCTATAAGCTGATACACGGCGCACTCAAATATTGGGGCGGGGATGCCGACGCGAAGAAGGCTTACGACGAGGCCGTCAAGCGCGAGCGCGATCTGACCAAGACGGCAGAGGAGCAACATCCGGTTGCGTCGATCACGGGCAACGTTGCCGGGGCGCTCGCATTGCCAATCGGTGCTGCGGCACAAGGTGCAACCCTGCCCGCGCGCCTTGCGCGCGGCGCTGGCGTTGGCGCGGCTTTCGGCGCGGCCTCGGGAGCCGGTGAAGGCGAAGGACTCACGGACAGCCTCGCCAAGGCGGCTACGGGGGCAGCGGTTGGTGGCGCTATTGGTGGCGCGGCAGTCCCGGCACTTTCGGCGGTTGAGGCGGCAGGGCGTGGAATTGCAAAGCTTGCTCAACCGGCAACCACGAACCTGCGAGGGCTCACCAATACGGACGCAGAAGCCGCGCGCCGGATACTTCTTTCCCAAGGACGCGACGCCAAGACGATCAATCCAGGCATGTCCGAGGCCGAATTTGCGTCTGCGAAAGCGTCTGGCCTTCCAGTAGTCAATGCTGACAGGGGCGGCGAAACCGTTCAGGCGCTGGCCCGGTCGGCCGCCAATACCTCCCCGGAGGGCCGCGCTGCACTTGAAGCCGTCACCGGCGAGCGATACGCGACGCAAAACCCGCGCACGGCACAATACCTCAAGGAGACCTTCGACTTTCCAGAGCCCGGCGCTGCGCTCGATCGCATTCAAGCTGCGGCCCGGATGCAGAACCGACCAGCCTACCTCAAGGCCTATTCGGAGGGGCAATCGATTTGGGATGACGGGCTGCACCAGTATTCACAGGCGCCAATCGTCCAGAAGGCCATTCAGCTTGCTTTCGTGACCGGCCGCAATAAGGCCGCGATGGAAGGCTTCCCGGTCATGAAGAACCCGTTCGTCCTGAATAGGGAAACGGGCGCTCTAGAATTGACGCCGGGGGCCACTCCGAACCTGCAATTCTGGGATCACGTAAAACGCAATCTCGACCAGATGGGCGCTGAAGGACAGGCATTTTCCAAGGCGCTCCGCAATCATCTTGACGAATTGGTCCCCAGCTACAAGGACGCGAGGGCCGGAGCCGCCAAGTATTTCGGAGCCGAAGACGCGCTGGAGGCGGGCGCCAAGTACGCAACGATGGGCGGTCGGGATGCGCTTTCGATGGCAGAGGCCCATAAGGGCCTGTCGAAAATGGGGCCGGCCGATCGCAAGTTGTTCGAAACTGGCTTCGTTTCGAACCTGATTGCCAAGATTGAAAGCCTGAAGGACGGGCAGGACGTGGTTAAGAACGTCTTCAATTCAGAGCATGCGAGAAACCAAATCCGGCTTGTTCTTGGTGAAGCAAAAGCGGCCGACCTGGAGGCGCGCCTTCTGACTGAGCGCGCAATGAACGGCATCAAGAACGCCATTCAGGGAAATTCTACAACCGCTCGTCAATGGATTGAGCGCGGCCTTGCTGGCGGCGCGACGGGTCTAGGCGGTGTCGGGGTTTACGACACAGATCCTTCAAAGCTCAGTGTTGCTGCCATGGCCGGCGCGTTGGCGGCAGGTAGTCGTCATATCGATCATCGCGTAGCCCGGCGCGTGGCGGAAATGCTCGCCTCTGACAATCCGGAAGTATTGAAGGCCGGAACAAAGCTCGTTGCGAAATCGCAGGCGCTACGGGAGGCGTTCCGAAAACTCGATGTCCCGGCGGCGCGGGTTGGCGGCGAACAAGCGCCAGTTATCCCGGCGCTTCAAGCGGCCGGCATAAGCCGCGCCGACGATCAGCCAAACATTCCACGGCCACCAGGCCAGTAGCATCACCAGCACGCAATAGACCAGCAGAGCCGTCCTTTTGGGCGGCTTTTTCTTTGAGGCATCCAATATGCTCAAGCGCTTCTTCCTCGCACTGGCAATTACCGCAGGGCTGCTCACGCAGGCCCTCGGCGCCGGTTCAATCAGTCTATCACTCAGCCAGCAGTTTGACAGCCTCGGCCGGCCGCTCAATGGCGGGAAAATCTACTTTATCCAGGCCGGGACGACCTCAACCCCTCAAAATGCCTATCAGGATAGCGCCCTCACGCTCCCGTGGCCTAACCCGCTTACGCTGGATACCGCGGGCCGGGTGCCTCAACTGTTCTTCGCAGACGGGAATATCAAGGTCCGAATTACGAATTCGGCGGGTGTTTCCCAGCTCGTTGCCGATAACATCTTGGTCGTCGGCGCGTCGTCGGGAGGTGGCGGCGGCGGCACGGTCGATGCAACAACTGTACTTGCGACCGGCGACCTCAAGGTCAAGTACGGGACGGGGGCACTTTCCGGGTTTGTCCGCGCCAATGGCCGAACGATCGGATCGGCTACCTCCGGCGCTTCCGAACGGGCAAACGCTGATTGCCAGTCCTTGTTCGAATATCTCTGGGGTGCCGACGCGAACCTATCCGTTTCGACCGGCAGGGGTGTTTCTGCCGCGGCAGATTGGGCGGCAAATAAAACCATCACTTTGCCTGACTGGCGAGGTCGCGCGCTTGCTGGGTTGGATGACATGGGCAACTCCGCAGCAGGGCGGCTGACGGCCTCGTATTTTGGCACAAGCGCGATTGCTCTGGGTGCTGCTGGCGGCGCGGAAAGCAAAACCCTGCTGACCGCGAACCTCCCAGCATATACCCCCTCGGGTTCGATTGTTTCGACGGTCGGCGGCTTGTCCAACTTCCAGCGCAATAATGGCGACGTGCTGGTCAACAATACCGGATCGTTCTTTGTGCCGCAGTCGAATGCGGGCGCGGCCACCGTAACCTCAACTTTCACCGGCACCGCGCAGGGCGGCACAAGTACGCCGGTTGCCATCGCCTCTCCGATGATGCTCGCAACCATCTATGTGAAGCTCTGACCGATGGCATATCTCACCAACTTCGACCAATCCAACAAAGCCGATTGGGCCTTCGACGTGACGGCGACCGATGCCGATACGGGCGAGGCCATCGACTTCACGGGCGCGACTGTGGCGCTCGTGGTGAAAGATGAGGGTGGCTGCACAAGGCTATCCGCTAATGATGGCGACGGCATCACCATTTCCACCACGACGCTTTCAGTTCTGTTCCCAGATGAAGACATGAAGGCGCTTTGCTCCGGCACCTACCGCGTCGGTATGATTTACGAACTGAATGGCGAAACCAATCAAATCTTCACTGGGACAGTATCGATCTATGACGGGGTAGCATCGATATGAGCGCTCCGCAGATCAAGGTCAAAATCCAGCGCCGTCCGGTTCTCAAGCTGAAGGTTCTGCCGAAATTCCCCGCGAGTGTAACCGTTGAAAGCCCGATCGTGCTGGATCGGACGGGCGGGAATTATGAGTTCTCGTTTGATGTGGACGCGCTCAGAAGATCGCTTGATCCAATCTATGGTATACTAATAGGCGACAATTATTGGTCTGGGACAAATACCTTCACCAATATTTCCGGTCCCCAGTCGGATCAGACGTTTACTCTTAGCGGTTCTCAGGCTCCCGCCGGGTTCACACATACTGCGACAATTGGCGGCATAACCACCAATCACGCCCGCGGTTTTCAGGACATCGTGACGATCAGCGGCGGCGTCACCTACGATAGCCACGCTTACAGCATTACATTGAATGGCGGGCCGACTTCGGCGCCTGGTGGCGTAGCGGTTGAAGCTGGGGCGTTGATTGGCGGAATTACGGCGACGGCTGGCGGGAATGCTTTCCACATCGACATGGTTTCGACTGTCCCGCTAGCGGCACCAAACGGCAACCTGACGCAGACGACGGCGGCCCGACACCTTCTCAGCCGAAATGTAGCGGCGACCAGCACAGGATATGATCGCGGCTATGTGGTCGAGAACAACGGCACGGTGCAGGGCAAGGGCCCGGCGTTTGCTGCCGAGGGCTACTCGATCGGCTTGCAGCTCATCGAAAGCGCGACGTTCGGCAATTTCTCCGACTATCTCTACTTCCGTGGGGTGACCTCAGATTTCAACGTCCTGCACGCGACGCGAACCGCGGCCACCTCGATCTATCTTAAGACAAGCGGCCAGGGCCTTCGCCTTCTCGACGACGGGACGGGGCTCGGCAATCCGTCCTTCACCTCCGACGGCTATATCTCTGCCGAGAATTACCGGATTGGGTCGGTTACTTTCGCTCAAGCCATCGCCGGACCGTTCCATCAGATCAACGATGCGGCCGGCAACGTATCTCTGTTCCTTGGTACAAATTCGAACGCCAGTCGGGCAACCGATTTTCAGTTTCTGTCGAAAGATGGAACAGTAACTTTCGGCAATATCTCTACATCAGGCTGGCGTCTAGGCGCTGTAGGAAGCAAGCTGGGTATTGCATTGTTCTCTGGCAACACCAGCGGCACGGTAACCGTACAGCCGCAGGCGGCGGCGGGCACGTATAATTTCAACCTGCCGATCAATGCTGGCTCGTCAGGTCAGGTGCTTACGTCCGCTGCGGGCGGATCGTCTCCGATGACCTGGAGCGATGTTCAGCCGCTCGACGCCACGCTGACCGCGCTCGCCGCATTGAACAGCACGGCCGGGCTGCTGGTCGAGACAGCGGCCGACACTTTCACCAAGCGAACGCTGACCGGAACGTCTGCCGAAATCACTGTTACCAACGGTGACGGAGTGTCCGGGAACCCCACGCTGTCGCTTCCGTCGTCGCTTACATTTACCGGCAAGACGGTCACGGGCGGTACGTTTGCCTCGGTCGGATTTTCGGGCACGCAAACCGGAAATTTCACCACATCCGGGGATATCGAGATTGCCAAGACGACGGCCAACCTCATTCTAAATAAGTCGGCCGATAGCGGCCAGAACGTCATCTATGGCCGCGCGGGCGGGTCGGACAGATGGGTTTTCCTGTTCGGCAGCGCGACCGCCTCGGACTGGAGCTTGCTGCGCTACAATCTGTCTGGCGTTTTTCAGGGCACAGCGATCAACGTCGCGCTTTCAACCGGCGACACGCAGATCGGCAGCACGACGGAGGCTACCGCAATCAATGCGGCTTCGTTCTATACGGCCGGCGGCCTCGGTGTTGCAAAGAAGATCATTGCGGCCGGGCAAATCAGACCAGGCACTTTTACCGTTGCTGGCCTGCCGGCGGGGGCGACTGGCGACGTGGCGTATGCCACCAATGGCCGCGCGATGGTGGGGTCAACGGGAGCGGCGAACATTACCGTGCAGGGCGCGGCGGCGGGTACCGGGGCCTTGGTTTCCTATAACGGATCAGCTTGGAAACTCGCCGGAACAAACGAAACCGTTCAAGCATAGGATTGATTTATGGCCGACACGATCACAAACCACTGGCGCCGAGTGCTTATCGTTCACGATGAAGAGGGCAGGTTTGTCGAGATGTCCGGCTGGCGCTGGTACATCATCCGGAACGACAAGGGAGAGATTTCCCGGCAATTCGAGGGTGAGGCCGAGGTCGTCACCACCAGCCATGAGGAATTGAAGGTGCTGCTGGGCGAAACGATGCTAAAGGCATCGGAGGCCGCCGCGATCGAAAAGGTGAAGTCAGCCGCCGTTACCGCAGAGCTGGACGATCACAAGCGCAAGCTCGAAACGCTCGATCTGGAACACAAGGAGCTAAAGGCGAAGATGATGGGGGAAGCTACTTCGTAGCGAAGGCGCTCCAGAGATTGCCTTCCATCATAGCTGCCAATCGACGGAGTAATTCTGTTGGTGCTGGATTGGCTACCGCTAAATCCGCTGCGCTCTTGGTGCGATGATTTAGAATAAGATCACGCATCAAAACATCCATCTGCTGGACCCTTTGCGCCTCTACTGTCGCACCGTTGATGTTCCATGTGAATGCAATCAGCGCGACGGAATAGGCCGCGAGACTGGCAGCGCGCACGTACAGGGTCGGAAGAACAAGGGCGACGGCAGCAAGCGGTGCGCCGAAGGTTGCATACCGGGATGGGTTGATGCCGCCCATTAACCCCCGCCCATATGCAATCGTCGCGATTAAACCGAGAGAAAATAGGCCGACCGAGACGGCAAGTCGCCGCTGGCTGTTGCCACTCAGCCATGCAAGCGCTCCGAAGATACCGAAGCTGACGAGCACGAAGCATCCGATGACGCCAGCCAACATTCTCTGTTCAACGAGGGGCGACCCGGCGAGGACCGTTAGCCCAGCGATTCGCTCCATCATGCCCGGTGCGCCAAGGTGGGGCGCTACGATCTGGGCGCGGTACATAATGAACCAACAGGCTGCGGTGCCTACCGCTAGCACAGTACCCGCCAAGGAAACGCGGTTGATGCGAATGAGAAACGTCAGGATGATCGCGGGATAGACGGCCAGAAATCCCGCCGTTGTCCAGCCGCCGAGAATGAGGAGGGCGGCCAAAACGATGAGCAGCGCAAAGCTCTCCTTGATGACTGCATAGTAAGCAGCCGCAATGGATAGCAGGCCGAGCAGAACGGTAAGCGTAAAAGTAATCTGAAACCCCGTGAGAAGGTTCTCGACAGATCGAGGCGAAAAGCAAATGAGGAGCGCGGCGATCACGCCAGCCGTTCCAATTCCAGCCGACCGCAAAACTGCGCCGACGATGCCGCCGCTTAGAATAAAAGCGATGGCCGATCCCATCGCGAGTGGCCGCAAATCATATCCAAACGGCCTGTCCAGAAACAGAAAGATAAGCGTTGAAAGGCCGATGGGGTGTTCGTTGTGGGTGCGGACTAGTAGCTGCGGCCACGTCACCTCCTTGTCGCGGTACTGACGGAGCCATTCGAACCACGTCCACCCATCCCAATAAGGCTGTGAAGCTGAATAGCACCAAGTGGCAGCAATGACCGCAACGGATAAGCAAAAGAACGCCAGCGCCGGCACACGATAACTCGTCATCAGCTCGCCTTCCCATGGGGAGGGCTTTCCTACCACCACAACCCCACAGCGAACACCCCCGAAATCGTCTTCTGGCGAGGATTATACATGGCCGACCTAATCAAGCTCAAAGACGCCAACGTAAGGCGCTGGGCGGCAGCAAAGCTCACCCGAGGCCCGGAATTCCTCCCGGTTGCAAAGCGGCTGGTTGCATCAAAGCCGCGCTATCTGACCGTCTCGCAGAAGGCCGGCATCCCGTGGCCGTTCATTGCGGTGACGCATCAGCGGGAATCTTCGCAGGATTGGGGCGCTTCACTGGCGCAGGGAGATCCCTGGAATCGGGTTTCGACGCACGTTCCAAAGGGCAGGGGACCGTTCGCCAGTTGGGAAGATGCGGCCTATGACGCGCTGGTCAATTGCTCGCCCTATGCATCCCGCAACAAGGATTGGTCGATCGGTGGCGTTCTGACTTTGCTCGAACAATACAATGGCCTCGGCTACGTCAACCGCGGCCTGCCGTCGCCCTACATCTGGTCGGGGACCGATCAATACAAATCCGGCAAGTACGTTGCTGATGGCGTGTTCGATCCCAACGCGGTCGATAAGCAGCTCGGCTGCGCCGGTCTCATCATGGCGATGATGTCGCTTGATCCGACCATCACGTTTACCGGCGCCACGATCACACAGACCACGACGCTGCCGCCCATCACAGCCCCCGCCAAGCCCGGCTTCTGGGCATCGCTATTTGCTGCAATCTTCAAAAGGAAACCATGACATGACCATCTATTCTATTGGCTTCGCGTTCGGCTTCGTTGCCGGCGGCGCTCTCATTTGGTTCTGGAAAGACAAGATCCAGGAACTCGTCATCGGCGCGAACAGGCTCTCCGCAAAACTCAGCGCGAAGGCTGACGAACTGAAGGCGAAATTCTGATGGACCCTTCCATCATTGCCCCGCTCGCACGGGTGCTGCTGCGGTATATCGGCGGGGCTTTGATCTCTGCCGGCATTGCCATCAGCCCTAGCACGCTGGCCGACCCCGATCTGGTTCAGATCCTTTGTTTCCTGATCGGCGGATTGGCAACGGCGGTTTCCGAGGGCTGGTACATCGTCGCACGCAAGCGAGGGTGGAGCACTTAGCCATGTGGGGTCTCATCTTCGGCGGTCTTACGACTCTCGTTAACGGCGCAATCACAGCCTACAACAAGTCGAAAGACGTTTCCATTGCCGCCATCCAGTCTGCTGGAAGCATCGCCGCCGCACAGGTGCAGGCGATGTCGCTTTGGATCGGCCACCCGCTTTCTCCGCCAGCCATCATGTCATACGGCGTTGCCATCTGGTTTTTCAAGGCCACGGCTTGCGACAAGGTGATCGGTCCCGCGCTCGGCTATCGGTGGACGACCGACCCGATTAGCGGGGAGACAGCGGTTATCGCCGGTCTTGTGGTGTCCGGAATGTTCTTCTCCGGCATCGCCAACATCATCAAACGATAGACGGCCCGGCACGTCGCGCAAACGACATGCCGAGCCTTACCCGAAACGAGGCTACGAACCTCATGACAGGCTGGAAATAGGAATGGCACTAAAAGGTGAAAACTTTATGCGGTTCATCAAGCGGTGGCCGAAATGAACATTCTCGATCTTCTGCCGCAAACTAAAGCGGAAGTCGTGACCGCCACAACGGACGCGGTGGCCGTTGGTGCTGTGTCTTCGCCACTCTGGCTGCACGAAACATCAGGGATAGCGAGAGACTTGCTTCCATGGTTCGGCATCGCGTGGCTTGCCATACAGATTGGCGTGCATCTGCATAAGAGCTATTGGCGCAAATGAACCGCATCAACTGGCCTCTGGTCGCCGGGCTCGCAGCAATGCTGTTCTGCCTGATCTTCATGTACACGCATTCGTTGGTGGGCTGATGGCCTTCTCGCCACCACCGACAGACGAGCAGTTATTGCTAGCCGTGTCAGTGTCCAAAGAATACGGCTTCACGCTTTCGGCAGCCAGAAAGGCCGGGGTGTCGTCAAGCTCTGCGCTCAAGCACCGTGTAGATTTGGCTGCTCGACGCGGCCTGATGGGCACTAAGCCAGTCCTCCCAGGTTTCCAAATCTCCAAAACGACGACGGTCACGAATCAGGACGGCGATGTTGTCAGGGAATTCATCCAGCAGAGACCAGATGCGGGGGAGCAGTTCGAGGTTCCTGCTGGACATGCTGTTAAAGGTGTCAGTGCTCTTGTTGGTTCTGACGGCCGTACTATCCAGCAATGGATTAAGACGAAGGAAGAAACGCAAACCAACCTGATCGCCGCGATCAAGGAGGAGTTTGAGCAGTACAGGGGCGTAGCTAAACTAACGAAGCCCCCGAAGGACACCAATTCCGATTTGATGCAGGTCTATCCGGTCTGCGATCCGCACATCGGCATGCTGTCTTGGGCATCGGAAACCGGCGAATCCAACGATCTGAAAATAGGCATCGACCGCGTTGATGGCGGATTGCAGCGGCTTATCTCTCTTGCCCCGCCGGCAGAAACCGCCGTTATCATCCAGACCGGCGACTTTCTGCATTCCGACAGCCAATCAAACGTGACCCCAGCCTCCGGTCATCAACTCGACGTGGACGGGCGGGCGCATAAGGTCAAGCTCGCAGGCGTCCAGCTTCTCAGGCGGTCTATTGACTACGCCCTGCAAAAGCATTCCCGCGTCATCGTCAAGAACCTGAAGGGCAACCACGATCCAGAGTCCGCCGCTTGGCTGAACATCGCGTTGGGATTGTTCTACTCCAATGAGCCACGAGTGGATATCGACCTAGACGACGGCAACAACGATATTTGGCTGCACCTGTTCGGTGCCAACTACATCGGCGCCACACACGGCCACACCATGAAACCGGAGCGCATGGCGATGGTGATGGCTGACGACAATCCCGAATTTTGGGGCGCCTCCAAATATCGCTGGATGATCTACGGGCACATTCATCACGAGACAGTCAAAGAAGTGGGTTCGGTTCGGTGCGAGTCGTTCCGTCAGCCAGTTCCGAAAGACGCTTACGCGCATAGCCACGGCTACCGGGCGGGTAATTCAATGTCGGCAGTCACCTTGCATAAAACAGACGGCGAAATCGGCCGGCACAAGATCAACTTTCCGAGGTGTGGGGTATGACCAAGCCATCATACCCGAAGGGCTACTATCACGCGACTGACGGCGAATGGATTCCCGTTCCGTGGAAGGGCTTCAAGGAGCAGTGCTGTTCGTGCGCGTTGATTCATAAAACTGACTTCAGAGTGGTGGACGGCGTTCTGCAATTCAAGGCGACCGTTGATAACCGCGCGACATCGGCCGCCCGTCGTGCATTCAAATTCGAGAAGGACTAACCATGATGTCAGCGGGGCTCGTCGCGTTCGTCGGATTAATTTATGCCTACATTGCTGCCGAGCAATTCTACCTTGAGAACCCCTCCGTTGGCGTCATGTATCTTGGCTATGCTGCGTCGAACGTGGGAATTTACTTCATGGTGAAGTGATGCTCGTATATATTGCGGGCAGGATTCGGGGCGTTGAAGGCTACGCCACCCACTTCGCCAAAGCCGCCGACAAACTACGCTTACAGGGATATTCTGTATTCAACCCAGCCTCCGCAAATCAGGAGGGCAGGCCGCTCAACCAGATCATGGCGTATCTTCTGCCGCAACTGTGCGAGTGCGACGCTATTGCGATGCTGCCCGGCTGGTGGACGCGATTCGGCGGGGCTTGGATCGAGTGGTTGCTGGCGAAGTATCTCGGGCTCAAAGTCCTGTATTTGTAATTGGCTTATTTAGATGCAGGCGACATTGGAATCGGCATCCAATGCGTCGGCTGCACTCTCAGTGGTCGCCAGTTGCCACTATGCCTCCAGCAATTCTGTCCTTTGCGACTTACGCCACCCCATCCCCAGAAGCCAATGACAACGATGTTCTGAGGGCAGGCGAGCAGGCGAACCTCTCCGGTCTTCGGAGCAGTACCTATAACCCGCCATTTCAACAACCGATTCCCGACTGATTTATAGATGGGTCTCGTCATTCCCCCTCCTTCATGTTCTTTTCCTCAGCGGGTGGGCATCCCGCGCCTAGGTGATGTTTAGGAGCAATTCAGTCCCGCCACGGCGCATGCCGTACTTGCTCGCGTCCGTCACGAAATCTGACCGTCTGCATGGTGTGCATTTGCAAGTTCTGGCATTCTTCGATCACCCGCGGAGCCCAACGATACCAGCGCCCCTCAGTTATCATGACGCTTGGCTCGACCCATCGATTGCCGACTGCGCGCTCGACCCAGGGGAAGAACCAGAGCGGCTTCCAGTGCAGACCCTCGTCGTCAAACCAAGTGCCCATCATTCCTCCGGCTTTAACTGCTGAGTAAGGCACTCGTCGTCGTATCTGGCGCCGAGAATGTCGTAGAAATCGACCTCTTTCGGATCGACCGTTATCCAACACGATCCGCGGCCCCTGGATGCCACGTGGGCACAAACCTTCTTGCATGACGGACACTGCAAGACGCTGCCGCGGCTCATTTGATGAGCCTGAATCTCGGTCTCCGCTCCGCATTCGCAGCAATAGATGTGCTTCATAAACTACCTACAAAGGCGAAATTTGATCTTGGATGCGCTGTAGGTCGTCGGCGTCGGTGTCGAGCGGCTTATCCATCCAATCGAGACTGACGAGCTTGCCGCGCTTCAAAACACCAATGTTGAAATCGTCGGACTCTCGCTTCTCCAGGCCGTGCGCTATGGCTTTCTTCCGGTCCTTGAAGCGCCGGCCATCGTAACCGTAAAGCACCTCGAACGGCCGGCCATTGCCGCCAACAATCTGGCCCATCAGAACGATGTATTGGGTCATGTTCGCGCTCCCTGTCTATTTAGGTGATCCCTGCTCAACAGTGCTTATGTGCGGCGTAGCGCAGGCGTTCGATGTGGTCGAGTTTGTGCAGGGCGTCGTTTGCGCGGGTGGTAAGCGGCCCTAGCTTGGCTTTCACCATATCCACAAGGATCAACCTGACGATCCGCTCAAACTCTACCTGATGCTGTTCAAGCTCGTCCCCTTGGTCGTTGGGCGAACCAACCGAAAGATCCGTGTCTCCGATCATGGTCTACCTCGATGTTGCATGCTGACGACGCGTTAACGCGGTTTTCGGCCCTTGCAGGTTTTTGGGCAATCGGGGTAGTGGCAGCCCCCGTGGTACGGTGCGAAAGGACAAGCGTCGATAATCTCCCCTGGTGACCGCTCGTCCACATTCAAGCTTTTGGCGATACCAAGCTTCCGAGCTTGGTCCTCCCAAAACAATCTGTCGCGAAGGCTCATTCCGTCACCTCGTGCGGTTTCCATGAAAGCAGAGGCCACCCGCACAGCTTCGCTAGTCGCTTGCGCTCGCGGCGGTCGCCTGTGGTGGTCCAATATTTATGCTTTGGCTTGCGGCGCACCTTCACGGACTGCGCACCAGCGCCGTTCCTAAAGGCATCGCGAGTATGCTTGCCGGGGGCGAGGTAGTCGTAACGGGGCGTCTTGCGCTCCATATCCGTCCACCCCGCATAGTGGAAGTTGCTGGCGCGGTAGATGTAGCCAATGTGTCCGAACTTGGTGTCGGCGTAGGAGACGACAATCCGAGGCGGCAGCATCTTGAGCGCCCGGCTGATAAACCAGCTCTCGGTATTCGGCCCCATGTTGTCGCTGATCCAAAGCCGGTTAAGTTCGATCACCAAGCTTGGGTCGGTCGGGCAGGCGCCCATTTGGAGATGCCGGGATGGTGGGCACCCGAAGGTACAGACGCCGACCATCTCCCCGTTAAAAAACAGCCCATAGGCATATGAGACGTTCGTCTTTCTGTGCAGATAGTGGTGTTCGACCACCATCTGCTGCGCCTCCTTTGCGAACACCTCCCGAACGGTCAGACGAGGGTCTTTATGGAGCGGTAAGGCCGGAATCGAGCCGCCCTCTGCCGGTTGGACCGGCCGCATCGCCACTATGCTTTCACCGCGAATCACTTTTCTCATGCCCCAGTGTAGTTTCAAGAAACCCTTATTTGCCGGCCACTTCTTCGCCTAAACTTGCCGTTCAGGCGGTCTGCCGGACGCGCTTCAGCGAAGCCTCGATTTTCCGCCACGGGATCTTGATCTGATCGGTTCGGATGTAGGCCCCATCCGCCGCCCGAACTTCGTGGACGAGAAGCAGATGGCTATTGTCCTCGTAGTACCAATCGTTCGGGCCGACCTGCTGTGGGCTGAGACTTCCCGCCATCACTCCGCCCCCACCACTTGCACATCCCACCCGGCTCCAGTGCGGTCAGGGTCTTGGGGCTGGTTGGGGAAGAGGAGTTTTGCCGTCTCGGCAAGGGTCGCGATGTCAGATGCGGTTCGGGTCGAGATCCCATCCTTGTCGATCAGTTCGAATCTTAGCTCGCTCATGTGCTTCCTCCGTCTTTCCATTTCCAGATTGCGTATTTGTCGCCGGTCTGGCGAAGGTGCGTGTAGCGCTTCAGCGATTGCCAGGATCGATGCCCGGACACCGACGCTACGTGCGGGATGGTCCAGCCCATCTCGAACAGCCGGGAGATGCCGTCGTGGCGAAGGTCGTGAAAGTGCAAATCGTCGATGCCGAGCAGCTTGCAGGCCCGCGTGAACGCCGCGGAGATTGCATCAGCCGAGGCCGGGAAAATCTCCGCTCCAGTCTTCGGCATTAACTCGATGATCCGCTCGGCCTCCGGGACCAGATCGCACCAAGTGTCGTTGCCGGCCTTCTCGCCGGGGTGCTTCATGTCCCGCACCATGACCCTGCCGGGTTCAAGTCCTTTCCATTCGATGCGGCTGATCTCGTCCTGCCGGCGGGTCGAGAAGATCGCGAACGGGATAATCATCTGCATAGGGATCGAACCGGCCCGGCGCTTCTGGACCGTTCCGAAATGAACCATGAGCCTGTCGAGTTCTTGCAGCGTCGGCCGGCGGTCCCGCTCGTCGCTCTTTGAAATGATCCCCATCCTCCGGAGGACGATTTGCGCGTCGGTCATGGCTTGACGGTCCAGCGGGTATTTCCACATCGGCCGCGCAATGGTGAAGATGGAGGACAGGTGCGAAATGTAATTGCCACGCGTCGATGGAGACGACTCTAGTGACTTCGCGAAGTCGCAAATAACCTCCGAGTCGATCGCAGAGCACTTCTTGGCGGCGATCGCGTGGGCCTTGATGGACCGCAGAACCTGGGCCTTGGTCTTGCCCATGGCCTTCTCGGACTCGGCAATGTAGCGGTCGATTGCGGCGG